GGCCGAGCGTGTATCGCGCCGGGAGATGGAGGATTTCCTCGCTCGCCTGCAGGAGGCAGAGCGGCGGGAGGAGCGGCGCAACCAAGGCCGGCGGGGATGGCATGACGAGAATGGGGTGCGCCAGGGCGGCCTGATCGCCTTCGTGCGGTACTTCTGGCATGTGCTCGAGCCGGAGACCAAGTTCGTTGACGGTTGGGCGCTGTGGGCGGTCTGCGAGCATCTCGAGGCGGTGACCTTCGGGGAAATCACCCGCCTCCTGATCAATGTTCCTCCCGGCTTTGCCAAGTCGATCATCGTCGATTGCTTCTGGCCGGCATGGGAATGGGGCGCCTGCAACAAGCCGCATCTGCGCTATGTCACCTTCTCCTACTCGGCGAGCCTAACGGAACGCGACAATGGGCGATTCCGCGATCTCATTTCGAGCGAGGCTTTCCGGTCTCTTTACGGAGATCGTCTGGAAGTTCGCAACAAGACCATCATCAAGGTCATCAACAGCCGAACCGGATGGAAGTTCGCCTCTTCGGTGGGCGGGGTGGGAACCGGAGAGCGCGGCGACCGCGTCATCCTCGACGACCCCCACAACGTCAAGGAATCCGAATCCGAACAGGTCCGCGGCGAAACCGTCAGGTGGTTCCGGGAGTCGCTGAGTTCGCGGTTCAACGATCTTGAGACCGGCGCGCTGATCATCATCATGCAGCGGGTGCATGAGGATGATGTCTCTGGGGTTATCCTCGATCTTGGGCTTGATTACGTTCATCTGCTGATTCCCATGGAGTACGACTGGGGTCGGCAGACCGACGAGTGCGGGCGGCCAATCTCCACAGCTATCGGATGGACCGATCCGCGGTATGATTCGGGTGGCCCCGATGCCTGCGATGGGGAATTGGCTTGGCCTGAGCGGTTTTCCGAGACCGCGCTCGCCCGCACCAAGGCCGAGGTCGGCCCCTACGCCTGGGCTTCGCAATACCAGCAGAGCCCCGCTCCCCGCGGCGGCGGCATCTTCCAACGCGATTGGTGGCAGTTGTGGGATCCTCCGGATGGCCGGTTCCCCGAACTGGACTACAAGGTTGCGTCGGTCGACGGCGCCTTCACCGAGAAGGAAGAAAACGACCCGACCGGCCTTACGGTGTGGGGTGTGTTCCGGAACGAGCATGGCCGGCGACGGATCATTCTCCTGCACGCTTGGCGCAAGCATCTCAAGTTCTCGGCGCCGAAGCTCGACCGGCTGCAGAATGAGACAACCGAAGCCTATCGCCGCCGCGGCATGCCGAACTGGGGCATGGTGGAATGGATCGCCGATACCTGTCGGCGGTTTCAGGTTCATATGGTGCTGATCGAGGCCAAGGCCTCCGGTATTTCTGCAGCGCAGGAACTTCAGAACCGCCACGGCCGCGAGGGTTGGGCGATCTCGCTTTGCCCGGTCAAGGGCGACAAGGTGGCGCGGGCGCTCGCGGCACAGTCCACATTCTCGCAGGGCATGGTTTACGCTCCAGCGCGCGAATGGGCCGACATAGTGATCGATGAAATGGCAACATTTCCCAAGTCCCGCTATGACGATCTGACCGACTCGGCGACGCAGGCGATCAATTATCTGCGGGGGATCGGCCTGGCGCAGAGCGACGACGAGGCGGCGGCGGCCGAGACCGAGGCTGTGACGCATCGGCCGAGACCGAAGGCAATTTATCCGTGCTAAAGGAGATTCGGGAGTTGCAGGAAGAAGAAGGTGCTGCCCGCGTTTTTGAGATTATCAAGGAGTTGGATTCAATTGGTCCAACCTATGCTCATGTTCGCGGAAAGAAGAAAAGATTGGAATATATATGCTGCCTAATTGAGTTATGTGAATTAAGGACTAGTCTTGCACCATTTGCTTTATCCCACGAAGGGCCAGTCGCTGCTGCATTGAGAGCAATCAAGGCTTGTTAAGCGATGGCGCAAGTCTTCCTTGAGGGCCGAAGGAGATTTATCCGGTATGAGTCATCACTCTCCCCATCGTTCTCGCGCTCGCTACTATGGCGGGCTAGATCAACTTGGGCCTGCCAAGTTTGGCGATTCCATACTTAGGAAGTGGATTGAACCAACTCCGGCTCGTAAGAGTGCACCGCGAATTAGGCAGCGGTCAAACCAGTCCACAACGAAAAGAAATGTGAAAGTGAGTCTGCCGACTTTGAAGTTTATGGAAACCGAATGACCTCCCCCATCATCCTCCCCGTCTCCAAGCCACTCGACGCCATGCAGCAAGCCTGCGTCGATGTCCTCACCGACGCATTGGAGGAGGCCGTCAAGGGCCGCATCTCCTCGGTCGCGCTCGTCGTCTGCATGGATGACGGCATTGCCACGGTGATGGCCGGCAAGAACGGCGGCGCGCTCAACATCGGGTGCGACGATCTCAAGATGAAGATTCATGCGGCGATGTTCGAGGACAAGAAGCCGCGGATTGTGAGGGCTAAGTAATGGTTGAGATTACTGGTGGGCGCGAAGATCGGGCGTGGGCTGCGGAAGTCGCTGATTGGTGCGCCCGTGAATTGGAAGAGGCTCGCCTTCGGTCCGGGATGCTGGAGACACGTCCGTTTGTCCAGAATGCGGACCTGATTATCGCTGCCCTGCGTGAATATGCGCAGCGCCCGTTAGGCATCGCTTCGGTTGGCCCCAGCTTCCGCGACATGACCAAAGACCTCCCGCGCAATGAGGCGAAGGCCGTAAATGGCTGACGCCGCCCCTATCGTCGTTCGCATCGAGGATGACGACGACAACAACACCATCCACATCGATTCCGAGACCGGCGCGCTCGAACAGCGCGAGGCCAACGGCGATGTGATCGTGTCTTTGTCGGACCATCGTCCGAAGCCTCCGGAAACCGACCACTACGCCAATCTGGCGCTCAAGATCGATCCGAATACGCTATCCAAGATCGCCAACGAACTCCACGACGCGATTACGGCGGACGACAATTCACGCTCGCAATATCTCACGACCCGCGCCCGCGGGCTCGATCTGCTCGGCCTGAAGCTCGAGGAACCCAAGGCCACGGTCGGCGATACATCGTCCTCGAGCGAGGGGATGTCCAGCGTCACCAATCCGCTCCTGCTGGAGGCGATCCTCAAGGGATGGGCCAATGCAAGGGCGGAGTTGTTGCCGGCGGAAGGTCCGGTCAAGATCGAAGTCGAGGGCGACGAGACGGTCCCCGAGGACGATCTCGCCGATGCCCTTGAGCGCGACATGAACTGGTACTACACCACGGGAGCGCCGGAATATTACCCCGACACCTCGCACATGATCTTGTGGGGCACCTATTTCGGCGGTTCCGGGTTCAAGAAGGTCTACCGCTGCCCGATGCGCCGGCGGCCAGTGTCGGAATCGGTCGACGCCAAGGACTTGATCGTCTCCGATACCAGCAAGGATTTCCGATCCTGCGGACGGATCACCCACCAGATCACCATGCGCCCCTCGGTGATGAAGCGCATGATGCTGCTCGGCGCCTACCGCGACGTGACGTTGACGCAGCCTACCCCGACGCCGAACACGGTCGATCAGAAGATTGCCGGCATCCAGGGCGTCAAGGTCAATCCAGATCGTCCCGAGGACCAGCCCTATACGTTGTGGGAAATCCAGTGCGAGCTGGACCTGCCGGAATACGCGCCGGGCAAGTTCAAGGACGAAGGCATTCCGCTTCCCTATCTCGTCACCCTCGACAAGGATTCCCGGGAAATCCTCAATCTTCGTCGTGATTGGGACGAGGACGATGCCGAGTGCCAGCGCACGCGGATGTATGTGAAGTTTCCGCTGGTGCCTGGGCCGGGCTTCTACGGGACCGGCATGCTCAACATGCTCGGCAATTCATCGGCGGCCCTGACGGCGGTCGACCGCGAAGGGCTCGATGCCGGGATGTTTGCGAGTTTTCCCGGCGGGCTCATGCTCAAGGGGGCGAGCCGGCAGAACACCTCGAATTTCCGCGTCGGCCCCGGTGAGTTCGCCACCATCGATCCCAACGGTTCCATGGCCATCAATCAGATGGTCATGCCGATGCCTTACCGGGACGTGACGCCCGGCCTCATGAGCATGCGCGAGGCGATCAGCGCGCAAGCCAAGGAGTTATCAGGTAGCGTCGAGGTTCCGGTCGGGGAGGGCTTACAGAACGTCCCGGTCGGCACCATGCTCGCCCAGATCGAGCAGGCCACCAAGATCATGTCCGCCTCGCACAAGGACATGGTGGTTGCGCTCAAGGACGAAATGGAACTGCTGATCAAGCTGTTCCGCCGGCATCCGGAGGATTTTTGGCGCTCAAATGATGTGGCGCCGGAAGGTTTCTGGGACGCGGACAAACTGGTCGCAGCGCTCAACGATATCAAGTTGATCCCCCGCGCCGATCCTAACACGCCGAGCCACATTCACCGGATCATGAAGGCATGGGGCTTGGTGCAGTTGAAACAGACGCCAGGTGTCGGCGAGTTTCTGTCGGGGAAAGAGATTGCGACGCGGTGCGTCCGAGCGCTGCGCGACGATCCCAACGGGCTGATCGTCGACCCGCCCCCGCAGGCTGGGGGACCCCCGCCTGATCCGGCGAAGATGCTTGCTGCGCAAGCCAATATGATCAAGGCGCAGACCGGGGCGCAGAAGAATGCGGTCGATGCGCAGTCGTCCGGGGCTGACGCGACGCTCAAAGCGGCTGAAATATCCTCGCAGGAGCGCATTGCCGGCCTCAATCTGCAACGCGAAGAGGTAATTCATCGCGGCGATCTCGTGCGCGAAATGCATCAGAACGCGATGCAACGCGACGCGGCGGTGCGCGACCACGGATTGGAGCAACAGCGGCACGGTCTCGAACAGCAGAAACACGCGCTGGATGTAACGACGGCCGCGCACGACATGCAGATGGCCGAACGGGAACATGAACTGAATCAATTCGAGGCGACCAAGCCGGAGCCGAAGCCGACCAAGCCGAAAGGGAAAAAGTGATGAGTCATCCCCACAACGAACACCGTGACCACAAGGTCCAGGAACGCCGTGTCGGCCACATCACCGGCGGCCACGGCTCCGGCGGGCGCTGCTATGCCTCTGGCGGTGCCGTTCATGGCGACGAAGCCGCCGACAAGGCGCTCGTCAAGCACATGGTCAAGTCCTCGTCCCTCAAGGCCGATGGCCACAAGGGCAAGCACCGCCAGGACCGGCCCGGCCGGGCCAAGGGCGGGCGCGTCCACAAGGGCAAGGGCCATACCAGCGTCAACGTGATCGTGGCCCCGCAAGGCGGCCATGCGG